ATCCGCAAATGGTGTTACAAGCGCGGAATCTGATGACGATAACTGAATAGAGCCTAATGACGTTGGGTGACAGTTTAGAAATTTGATTCTAAGATTTGGTATATTTGAATTGGTATTGAACGTTAATATTCCATCATAATATCGTGAAGAAAATCTTGGTTCGAACTCTTTGAATCTCACAGGATTTGTCAAATAAGATAACCACTGAAATGTTTCTTCCCATACGCGAAAATCTTCATCAACAAGAAATGTAATAGTCAGAGGATCAAATACAAGCTTATCTCCATATCGATATGCATCTGAAAAAGGTGTTGGTTGAAGTGCTTCAGTAGTGGAAATTGATGGAAATATTATCGATTGACAAAAATAGTTAGCAAATGGAATTCCCGGAATCGTAAATGTAAATTTCGTTGGTTGTAGAAAATTAGTGTTTTCCGGTATTTGCGTAAGAACAGATGTTTGTGCCATAAATTTCTCCTATATACACATTATTTATATATTGACAATAACAAAAATGTGTGTTATAATACATTATTATTAGCTGGGAGATAAGTATGAAACCACCTGTAAAAATAGAGTTGTTATTTGCTGAATGGGAAAAAGACTCAAAACTAGAAATAGAACTCAATGGCCCTGATAAAGAATTGGAAAGAGTTCCTATTCTTCATGCCAAATATCTAAATATTCTATCACATCATAATCTCATTGTCAAAAAATTAAATAATGATTTTGCCAAGAAAAAATGCTTTAAAACGATGTATTATAGAGGCGATCTAAATAATGATGAAGATTTAGAAAAATATGGTATAGAAGCATTTCACAAAAAAGCTGGGCGAGATATTCGAGAATATATTGACGCTGACGATGAACTCATAGAAATAGCACAGAAAATCGCTGTTCATGAAGAAATTGTTGAATATTGCAAAGCCGTTATTCGTGAAATAAACTCTAGAACATATCAGATTCGCGCTATCATCGACTGGCAGAAATTTACAGGCATCAAATAATAATGACTAAGGTTATAGTTACACCGATAAACGATGTATTTCTCCATGTCTCCACAGAACCGCATGTAGCATATGAGCTATCGGATCGATTCTCATTTCGGATACCTAACGCACATTTCCATCCAAAGGTGAAAGCTAGATTGTGGGATGGAAGAATAAAGCTTTATAGAAATTCGCGAATATACATAGGTCTTCTGGAAGATATTAAAACATTCTGTAAAACCCGCGATTATGAGTTTGTTTATCAATCAAATCAAAATATCATTCATCCAAAAATAAAAACAGATATTACATGGAATCTACCGGATAATATTGAAGTACGCGATTATCAAAAAAGCATGATCCTTCAGGCTATTGAAAATGAAAGAATGCTGATGTTGTCGCCCACATCATCCGGGAAATCATTGATCATATATTCAATTATAAAACATATAATCGAATCAAATGAATCCGAGAAGGGTCTTATCATTGTACCAAGACTATCGCTGGTGAAACAGTTATATACAGATTTCCAATCATACTCGACAAAAAACAAATGGAATGTCGATGAAAATATACATATGGTGTTCTCTGGGCAAGATCATAATACCGACAAGAAGATAATCATATCTACATGGCAGTCCATATACAAAAATCCAGTGGAATATTTCAAACAATTTAGTTTTGTTGTCGGTGATGAATGCCATGAATTCAAAGCCACCTCACTTGTTTCTATTATGGAAAAACTTGTAAATGCCAGAATTCGAATTGGCACAACAGGAACGCTTGATGGTATAGAATGTAATGAAATGACTCTGATTGGATTATTTGGACCTAAAGTAGTTGCTACAACAACAAAAACACTTCAAGATCAAAAACACATAGCAACGCTCAAAATCAACTGTATTATTCTAGAGCATCCACATGCTAGAAGAGAAAGATTTAAATATATCGATGAAATAAACTATCTAACTCAAAACAACAAAAGAAATCAATATATAACAAATTTAGCGCTATCGCTAAAGGGAAACACCCTTGTTCTTTATCGATATATTGAAAATCATGGGCAAATTCTACATGATATATTCAAAGAAAAAATAGCTGATAAATATAAGAATAAAAAAATATACTACATTCATGGTGGTGTAGATGCTGATATTCGCGAAGAAATTAGAAAAATAGTAAACGAAGAAACAGACTCAATAATATTAGCATCTATAGGTACTTTTGCCATGGGCGTAAATATACCTAATTTACATAATATCGTTTTTGCTGCTCCAACTAAGTCTAGAATTAAAACTCTTCAATCTATAGGTAGAGTATTGAGATTATCAAAAGATAAAACAAATGCTGTTCTTTATGATATAGCTGATGATATGAGAAAAGGCAAATATACGAATCATACATTTAAACATTTCTATGAGCGTATCAAGTTATATTCCATTGAAGATTTTGATTATAAAGTATTTACTGTAAAAATTAACGAGGAATAATTCCATGCACGAAAAATATTATCTGATGCGTCTAATGACGGGAGACGATGTAGTATGTCAAGCTGAGAAGATTGATAATGGTTATAAACTAATCAATCCATTAAAGCTATCATATGTTATAACATCTTCCAAAAAAGCATCACTAATGCTTACGCCATGGGTTCAAGTTGCTATTGATACTGATCAGATATTTGATGTTTCTAATGAAAAAATAATCTTTATCAAACAATCTGATATAAATTTAACTGAATTTTATTTAGAAACAATGAATACGTTTAATAAGGAAAAAGAACTAAATGAAAAATATTTAAATGATGAAATGACTGATGTTGAAGAATTTAATGTAACAGAAGATGATTTTATATCTTCAATATTTAATAAAAGAAAGCTTAATTAAATATTTACTGAACAACCAACATAGGTAGTATACACGAATTTTTAACCTTGTCAAGAGAAAAGTGATGGTGAATATGTCAAAAAATAAAACAAAAACACAATATGTTGATAACAAGAAATTTTTTAGTGAAATAGTAGAACATAAAAAAAAGATCGATCAGGCTATACGCGATGAAAAAGAATTACCGAGAATTCCTGAATATATAGGCAAATGTATATTACTTATAGCGATTGGAATAAGCCGGCGACCGAAGTTTATGAATTACTCATTTAAGGATGAGATGATATCGGATGGAATAGAAAACTGTATGATGTATTTTAACAACTTTAATCCAAACATAACACAGAATCCATTTGCTTATTTTTCAGAAATAATCCATTGGGCTTTTGTCAGACGCATATTAAAGGAAAAAAAGAATAGATATATCACATACAAATATTTCCAAAATCAGATCGATAACAGCAATGAAGAATATTATCAAGATGATGACGGAAATAACTTGATTTCCAATAAAATGTATGATAATATAGACATCTTTATCGTTGATTTTGAAGAAAAGGAAAAACAAAAGATTATTCAAAAAAGAAAAAAGATGAAAAAAGCCAAGGCTGCAAAAGCTAAATTGAATATATTAGATATAGAGGATTAAAAAATGAGCAACAAAGTATTTTTACCCGTTCAGATCGAGCAGATGATCAATAATATCCTTAATAAAAAGGAAAATGTCTTTGTTCGCGCTAATATTAGACCAAATTTATTGGCGATAAATGAAGAAATCAGAAATGCTCTGAAACAATTCGATTCCGAATATGATTCTGAGTTGAAAAAAATAAACAACGTCAAAAATATTTCAAAAAAGAAAAACACTGCATGACAAAAGTAGCGTTGATCACTGATACGCACTGGGGAGTTAGAAACGATTCTCCAATATTCTTGGAATATTTCAATAAATGCTATTCCGATTTCTTTTTTCCTGAACTAGAAAAAAGGAATATCAAGCATTGTATTCATCTGGGTGATTTAGTAGATAGAAGAAAATATATCAACATAAACACAGCACATAATCTAAGAAAATATTTTTTAGAACCTCTTTCTGAAAGAAACATCGAAACACATTTCATTGTTGGTAATCATGACGAGTATTACAAAGACACCAATAAGGTAAATTTCCATCAGGAGTTCTTTGCGGATAAATATAAGAATTTTTATGTTTATATTAATCCAAAAGAGATAAATATAAACAATACTGAGATTTTATTGATACCTTGGATATGTAAGGAAAATGAAGATGTATCATATGATATCATTAAAAAAAGTTCTGCACCAATTTGTTTCGGGCATCTTGAAATTGGTGGATTCGAAATGGATAAAGGTTTCATTTGCGAAGATGGTGCTGATCACAGAATTTATAGCAAATTTGCTTTGGTGTGTTCCGGTCATTTTCATCATAAGTCTTCTAACAACAATATTCGTTATATTGGAGCTTTTGCTGAATATACTTTTAGCGATTATAATGACCCTCGCGGGTTTAGTATTTTTGATACGGAAACATATGACATAGAGTTCATACAAAATCCATATAAGATGTTTCACACTATCATATATGATGATATTAAATATGCTTATACATATGAGAAAATAGATAGTTTGAAGTTGGATAGATTCAATAATACTTATGTCAAAATAGTGTGTGCTAATAGAAACGATTCAATGATGTTTGAGTATTTCATTGAAGCTTTATACAAATCATCTCCAGCTGATATTTCAATAGTAGAGAGTGTGAATATAATCAACGATAATAATGAAGATGATATTATTGATCAGAGTGAGAACACTCCAACGATAATCAATAAGTATATTGATGGCTTGACATTATCGATAGATAATGCTAGAATGAAAAAAATAATGAAGGACATTTATAGCGAAGCAATTACACTAGAAGAAACAATGGAGTGATATTATGAATAATGATTCTATAGTGCCATGTAATAAAATTGGAAATCCGTGTAGAATTCAGGTACAAAATAGTTTTTCTACATTAGCTTATTATCCACCCGTCTATGACAAATTTGGAAATAATGTTAATGCCGATAAAAATTCTACAAGCATGATATTACATTGCACCGCATGTAATAGAAAATGGAAAAAGATGATGGCTGAGTCGGGACCAATCTTAGAAGAAATTTCTACCACAGATCCACAATTACTAATAGATTAATATAATAATGCTAACATTTAAAAAGATTAGATGGAAAAACTTCCTATCTACAGGTGATGTTTGGTCTGAAATAGAACTCAATGCAGTTAAATCGTCACTTATCGTGGGTGCGAATGGTCATGGTAAATCTACCATACTAGATGCGCTGACATTTTCTTTATTTGGAAAACCGTTTCGAAAAATCAATAAACCAGATTTGTGTAACTCCGTAAATAACTCTGATTGTGTAGTTGAAATCGATTTCGAGGTTTATTCCAAAACATATAAGATTATTCGTGGTCTTAAACCCAATAGATTTGAAATATATTGTAATGGTCTTTTGCTAAATCAGGATGCTGCATCTAAAGACTATCAAAATTATTTGGAAAGACATGTTCTAAAAATGAATATCAAGTCTTTTACACAAATAGTAATATTGGGTTCAGCATCATTTACACCATTTATGCAGTTGACTCCAGCTGATAGAAGAATTATCATCGAAGATTTATTGGACATTCAAATATTCTCTACAATGCTTGTTTTGGCTAAACAAAAGCTTCAACAGAATAAAGAAAATATTGAAAAGAATAAATTTGAACTGAAATCATCTAAAGATAAACTTGTATTCTTAGAAAAAACACTGAAGGGTCTGTATAAGAATAATGAAGACAAATCCGATGAAATAAAGAATCAAATAAATGATTATGAAGATAAAATTGAATCTATAAAGAACGATATAAGTTTACTCGAAAAAGAAAAAGACGATTTGATAGAACAAAAAAACAATATTCAAAGTATGACAAAGATGCGAGAAAAATATCAATCGTTCTTATCTGTGAAGTCCAAGATTGAACACAATAAGAAAAGATTTGAAAAAGAAAATACATTTTTTAAAAACAACGATGAGTGTTCAACATGCAAGCAGTCTATAGATGACACATTTAAAAATAAAATAATGACTGATAACAATAAGAAAATAGATGAAATAGATGATGGTATTATATTGCTCGATAAGCAGATTGATGATCTGATTCAAGATATCAATAATGTAGAAGCTATTATGAAAAAAGAACATGATTTATGCCATAAAATTAAATCTAATAAGTCTACGCTGAATAACTATGAAGAGATAATGAATAGTCTAAATGATTCGCTAACCAAATTTAATCAAAACGATAAACTTATTACAGATAATAAGATTGAAATAGAAGACACAGAGAATGTTATAACAAATCTCGAAAACATCAGAAAAAATTTAAATGATGATAAGTCGTTTCTGGAAACATCAGTTCTTCTTTTAAAAGATGGTGGTATAAAAACCAAAATCATAAAACAATATATACCTATTATGAACAAGTATGTCAATGCTTATTTGAACAAGATGGGTTTTTTCGTAAAATTTGAAATCGATGAGAATTTTGATGAGAAAATCAAATCCAGATATCTAGATGAATTTTCATATAACAACTTCTCTGAGGGTGAAAAAACAAGAATCGATTTAGCCTTGTTGTTTACATGGAGAAATATATCAAAGATGAAAAACTCTATCAATACAAATCTCCTTATACTCGATGAAATATTGGATGGATCGTTAGATGCAAATGGAACAGATGAGTTTCTCAAGATCATAAAAAGCTTGACAGATGGTACAAATACATTTATAATATCGCATAAACAAGATCAGTTATTGGATAAATTTGATAAAACTTATAAATTTGAAAAAATAAGAAACTTTAGTAGGATAGTGCAATGAGAAATAAAAAAGTAAAAGAATCCACAGAATACGATAATTTTCTAGGCAAATCAGAAGAAATGCCTAAAGAAGCTGATTTATCTGATTTTCTTGGTATAGAAAATATAGATAACGATGACAAATGGAAAAAGTATTGGGTTGGTATGCCCGAATTTGAACAAGAGGATAAAAAAACATATAAGACAATATATCTTCATTTTAGAAATGAAGAAGACTTCAAAGAGTTTGTCAAAAAATATAAGAGTATTGATTCTGATCAAACTATATCAGATAAAACTAAAAGTATGTGGTATCCACATTTGGCTAAAGATGAGAACTCACTCAAGAGATGGTTTGAACAATGAAATCATATATGTTAGATGACTAATCCTAAACATCCCGTCTATATCGTATCCAAGGGACGATCAGATACAATGATCACCTCGCGTTCGCTCAATCGAATGCGTGTTCCACATTACATCGTCGTGGAACCACAAGACATGGCGCCATATACAGAAGCCCTTCAAACATTCAAGCTCGATATGGTCACACTTCTAGAAGCGCCGTTTTCAAATCACGGCGATGGTCCTGGTCGCGCGCGAAATTGGGCGTGGGATCATGCAATCTCTATCGGTGCAGAAAAGCATTGGGTATTAGATGATAACATTGCAGATTTCTATAGACTTCACAAGAATGAACGTATTCGCGTGGAATCTGGAGTAATCTTCAAAATGGCTGAAGATTTTATTGATCGATTTGAAAATGTTCCTATCTCTGGTTTTCAGTATCGATTCTTCATCGCGCCCAATCAGAAGTACCCTCCATATGTCAAAAACACTCGCATTTATTCCTGTCTGCTGATCGACAATAAATGTAAACACCGTTGGCGTGGGCGATACAATGAAGACACAGATATCTGCCTTCGTGTATTAAAAGATGGTGACTGCACAATTCAGTTCAATATATTTCTTCAAGGTAAAGCCGCAACACAAACTGTTAAGGGTGGTAACACATCAGAATTTTATCACGCTGAAGGTGATCTAGATAAAAATAAATGGCGAGATGGAACACTCAACGCGACGGGTACTATCAACAAATCAAAAATGCTGGTAGATATGCATCCTGATGTTGCGCGAATGGTTTGGAGATATGGACGCTGGCATCATTATGTTGACTATTCTCCGTTTAAGAAAAATGAACTCATTCTAAAAAAAGATGTAAATTTAAAGAATTTTCCAGTAATAAATAATTATGGGTTGGTTCTTCGCAGACTGCCAAAAACCAAACACACTTCATAATATTATACATATAATATCAATAAGATGTAGCTATGCGTAGAATGCATAGCTGATGTGTAAAAATAACGTTATTATTCCAATATTTTCTATGCTACAATACAGGCAGAATCAAGAGGAAAATTATGGAAAATCAAGTCCAGATCAATCATGGAGTGAAGAGTCAGCTAGCGAAATTGCTAGCCACTGAAAATATTATCATTCAGCACGACTCTCAAGCAAAAACGGCCTCGTTTGATACTAAAAACAGAATTCTATATCTTCCTGTTTGGAAAAAGATTACCGAAGACTTGATGGATATGCTTATTATCCATGAAGTTGGTCATGCCATCGATACTCCAGCTGAAGACTGGATTAAAGCTGCTGCTGATATCGGAAAAAAGCATTATCCGAATAATCCCATCATGGGTGCTGCTGCGGCTAAAGGATTTTTAAATGTCATTGAAGATGCGCGGATTGATAAGCGTCAAAAGCGCCGGTATCCAGGCTCAAAAATTAATTACTTGAATGGATACAAAACGCTAGCAGATATGGATTTCTTCGGTGTCAAAAATAAGGAAATCAATCTACTTCCTTTCATTGACCGAGTAAATATCTACTTCAAGGGTGGATTCAATAGCAATATTAAATTCACTTCAGAAGAATTGAAATATCTCAATCGAATCAAAAATATTGAGACTTTTGAAGAAGTCAAAATTATCACCGATGAAATTTTTGCTTTTAGCAAGGATCAACAAATTCAAGATAATCATCTAATGGAAGATGATTTTGAATTCGATCAAGACGAGCAGTATGAATCGGATGACGGCAATTCTGTATTCGATGGTGATGATCAAGACGAGCAGTATGAATCGGATGACAGCCATTCTGTATCCGATGGTGATGATCAGGATGATCAGGATGAATCGGATGACAGCCATTCTGTATCCGATGGTGATGATCAGGATGATCAGGATGAAAATGAAACTGATAATATTTCCTCCGATGGTGATCAGGAAAATATTCCAAAAGCACAAACGGATGAATATTTCCAAAATAAACAGCAGGAACTAAATGAACAGTCTGCTGTTGAATTCAAATATGCTGATATTCCTACACCTGTAATTGGAAATATTGTAGACGACTACAAAAAGGTCTTGAAAGAATATGAAGCTTTAGCGACTAGCTATAGTGAATTTGTGCTTCCTTCATTGAAGAATGAATTCATGAAATTCAAAATCAATGAAAACTCTACCATTTCTTTTATGGTGAAAGAATTTGAAATGAAAAAAGCAGCCGATGAATACAAGAGGACATTCGTCGGTAAAACAGGAATGCTTGATTTTGATAAAATCCATTCGTACAAATATCGTGATGACATTTTCCGTCGGCTGAATGTAGTAGCTGAAGGTAAAAATCACGGATTTGTTATGTTTATCGATTGGTCTCAATCCATGCAATCCGAAATATTAAACACTCTTAAACAACTGTATTCAATGATTTTGTTCTGCAAAAGAATTCAAATTCCTTTTGATGTGTATCTGTTTAAAACTGTTAGTGAAAACTATAATAATCAATTTAATGAAACGGATATCACATTTAGCAGAAAATTTGTCTTGAGAAATATTTTTAGTTCTAAAATGAAAATTAAAGAACTAAACGATATGATGTTGTATATGTATTGCACAGCCAATCTTTTTGGCACTGCATCATATAAAAATCCTTATAACAATGCAAGTACAGGATGGTCGATTCGGCATCATCATCCTGATAAGATGTCTTCCACGCCGTTAAATCAGACTATCATTGCAGCAAAGGATATTGTAACAAGCTTCAAAAATGAAAATGCTTGTGATATCGTCAACACCATCTTTTTAACAGATGGTGAATCAGATCCATTACATATGATCCATGTGCCCTATCAGCATAGTCATTCGAAAAAATTCAATCTGATTCTTCGTGATACCAAAACGAAAAATCAGTATATTACTGATTATAGTGCAATGTCTAAAACAAATGTTCTATTGCAAAATCTAAAAGACACAACAGGGTGTAATTTGATTGGATTTTATATCTTCAATGGTCATATTCGTAATATTAACCATTTCTACAATTATGATCTGAAATATAATCGGTTATTGAGGAAACAAGTTTTAACCGATTTGAGGACAAACAAATTCATCGCTCTTGAAAATAAAGGCTATGACGATTATTATCTAATCAAAATGTCTGATTTGGAAATGGAAAATGCTCTCAATGTAAATTCCGATATGACCAAATCTCAATTGAAAAAAGCTTTCCAAAAATACACCATCGGTAAATCTATTAATAGAGTACTACTGACACGATTTATCGATAAAGTAGCGCAATAATGTTTCAAAATACCGTCAAAAATAGCAATTGACAAACTTATCAATATTTGCTATAATACACCTGAAACTGAGAAAACAAAAGGAAATATCATGCCTCGTTTAGCTAACAAGGAACGATTTGTCGAAGCGGCTCGGTCGCTTTTTCCTAATATCAACATTATCACTCGGGAAGAAATTTTTACCGTAGTGAAGAAGAAGAAAGTTCCATTTCCAAATTGGCTAACACAAAATCGCGAATATCGCGCTGGTCGTGGCAAGTATCTTCTTGAAGCGTCAACATCTAAGAAATCCAAAGTTACCGCAACAGCCGCTGCTCCTGCTAATGAACATCTCGCGGTTGAGCCTTCGAATGACTATCATTCGGAACAAACGGCTGTTGCGGCTCTTTCTACTGTCTTTACAGAAACCTTGGTACCAGTCAAACAAGCTGGTTATGTCAAGTTCGGAAACTATTCCGATGTAAAGTCTATTATTGAGTCTCGCAAGTTTTATCCCACCTTTATCACGGGTCTATCTGGAAACGGCAAGACTATGATGGTGGAACAGATTTGCGCTGAAACTAAGCGTGAAATGATTCGCGCCAACGTCACCAAAGAAACCGATGAAGATGATCTGATCGGTGGATTCCGATTGGTGAACGGTGCTACGGTCTGGCAGAATGGTCCGGTGATTACCGCGATGGAACGTGGTGCAGTCTTGCTATTGGACGAGGTAGACCTTGGTGATATCAAACTAATGTGCTTACAACCCATTCTTGAGGGTAAGCCCATCTACATCAAGAAAATCAATAGGATTGTTAAGCCGAGTGATGGCTTCAACATTATCGCAACGGCCAATACGAAGGGTCGCGGTTCAGATGACGGGCGCTTTATCGGCACCAACGTCATGAATGAAGCGTTCCTTGAGCGGTTCTCCATCACATTCGAACAAGAATATCCTTCGGCTAATGTAGAGGAAAAGATTCTTCGGAATGTGATGGAGAAAAACGGCACCCAAGATAATGAGTTTTGTTCGCTTCTTACTCGCTGGGCTGAAGCTATCCGCACCTCCTTCTTTGAGGGCGCTATTTCCGATCTGATTAGCACTCGTCGTCTAGTTCATATC